GAAGATTTTTATTTAATAATCAAAAAGAACATATGGTACTAAACTATGATGGTATAAGGATGATGCTTACCATAGAGTTTTTAGAGGACAAAAACGAGTTAACTTATTTACAATTATTAAAAGAAATAGAGAACGATTATTATGAAAAGTGATATTTCTAACATGCTTTCAAGATTTTTTAAGAAGTATAAGCATCAACTTGATCCTGATGATTTAGATAAGTTTGGTTATTTATGGAAAACATTTTATGAAACTGTTGAAGAAAACGATGTGTGGAAGAAAGGCAGCAAACATTATAAAAATTTTCATATACAGCCCGGTCAATTTATTTTGGTAAACAACTTAAAGTTTCCTGAAGGTAATGTTATTAAATATACATCACGACATAATCAAGAAGGTGGTGGTGGTAAAAAAGATATAGATAAAGCAATCCATTATCTTGAAATGATTAAAGAACGAGACTATGACTAGCCTGCAGCTTACCTTTAATTTCAAACAACATATATGGTCTAGTCCATCAGAATACAAAGATTTAAGTCAGGCAAATGAAATCGCCATTGATTTAGAAACCAGAGATGATGGTATTAGTCATGGCTTAGGGGCAGGGTGGGCATTAGGTAAAGGTGAGATTATAGGTTTTGCTGTTGCGACAGAGGGTTATCAAGCTTATTATCCTTTTGGTCACTTTGGCGGAGGTAATTTAATAAAAGAACAAGTGCTAAAATACATGCACGATGTGTGTGCTTTACCCTGCACCAAGATATTTCACAACGCACAATACGATGTTGGATGGTTGCGTGCTTATGGTATAGATGTAAAAGGTGACATCATTGATACTATGGTCGCTGGTGCTTTAATTGATGAAAACAGATACACATACAAATTAAACGCGCTGGCTAAAGATTATTTAGGTGAACTCAAGGCTGAAACTGACTTGGTAGAAGCTGCTAAAGCGCACGGGGTAGATCCTAAAATGGAGATGTGGAAACTACCGGCTGAGCATGTTGGATATTACGCGGAACAAGACGCACGGCTCACCTATCTTTTATGGCAGCGTTTTAAGCACGAAATAAATAAACAAAATTTAGAAACTATTTGGCAATTAGAGAAAAAACTTTTACCAATTTTAATTACAATGAGAGAAAAAGGTATAAGGGTTGATGCAGAAAATGCTGAGTCTTTGCGTAAAAATTTTATAGAAAAAGAAAAAGTAATTTTACATCAAATAAAAAAACTTACAAATCAGGACATTGATATTTGGAATGCAAGGCAAATAGGTTTTGCTTTTGACAAGTTGGGTATAGAGTATCCGAAGACACCAAGATCAGGTGAGCCAAGTTTTACACAAAATTGGTTAGTAAATAGTGAGCACCCTATATCTAAATACATTGTCAATGCTAGAGAAATAAATAAATTTCATAATACTTTTCTAAACTCTATTATGAAATATGAGCATAAAGGCAGGATTTATGGCGAGATCAATCAGCTACGATCTGATACGGGTGGTACAGTTAGTGGGCGCTTGTCTATGTCTAACCCTAACTTGCAACAGTTGCCAGCTAGGAATAAAGAATTTGGTCCTTTAATAAGAGGGTTGTTTCAACCTGAAGAAGGTTGTCAATGGGGTAGTTTTGACTATTCTCAACAAGAGCCAAGATTAGTTGTGCATTATGCAGCTAGTATTGGTGAGGGCTATGAGGGCTCAAGTGAATTGGTTGAAGCTTATGCAAACGCAGATGCAGACTTTCATCAAACTGTGGCTGATATAGTTGGTATAGAGAGAAAACAAGCGAAGACAATTGGTCTTGGTTTAATGTACGGCATGGGTAAAAAAAAATTGTCTACGATGTTAGGTGTGTCTTTTGACGAAGCTCAACTGTTAATAAATAAATACAATCAAAAAGCTCCCTTTGTAAAACAGTTATCGGAACGCTGTATGAAGAAGGCAAATAGTGAAGGTGTGATAAGAACAAAACTAGGTCGTAAATGTAGGTTTGAGCTGTGGGAGCCAAAAGATTTTGGTATTCACACTCCTGAAAAATTTGAAAATGCGTCAGCAAAATATGGTTCGGGTAATATTAAACGAGCTTTTACTTATAAAGCTTTAAACAGGTTGATTCAGGGATCTGCGGCAGATCAAACTAAACAAGCTATTGTTTCTTGTTCTGAAGCGGGGTTCACACCTTTATTACAAATACATGATGAATTGTGTTTTAATATAGAGAATGTGAAGCAGGTAGAAGAAATCAAAAGAGTGATGGAGACTTGCATGAAACTTAAGGTTCCAAGTGTGGTAGATGTTGCTTTGGGCAACGACTTTGGTATGGCTACCTAATAATTAAATTTGGCACGAGCAATATCTCTTTGAATTATTCTGCCTTTTATGCAGCTTATCTTCGCTTCAATATTTTTCATGTCAACAGAATACACACCAGTTTTTAAGTAAGCGTTATTCCATTCATTTTCCAGGGCCATTTTTTGTGCTAATAAAGCATCCATAGTGTCTCCTTAATAAAAATATACAAAATTACGGGTTTTTTGTCAATATCTCTTGACAAAGGTATTAGTTTTGTATAATTTTAGGATATGATATTCAAATGTAAATCACAATACTTTAGAAATCTTGTCAATAAAGTTGACAAAATTTTGTCACAAATACCAACTACTGATTATGATGGTATGGACATTAGGAATACAAATGAAATAGGTAAATATATTGCCGAGTTGAAATATCTTGGTTTTGATTCAGAACGATCAAGACATTTTATTGATGATGAGTTAGAATCAAGAGAACAACTACAAAATTTATATGAACAATAATCCTTTTTTATTAGAAACTCCTGGTGTCATTAACTTTTCAGGTGGTAGAACATCTGGCTATATGTTACGAAAGATATTAGATGCTTTTGACAACAAGTTGCCGGATGATTTACCTGTTGTTTTTGCTAACACAGGGAAAGAAATGCCACAGACATTAGATTTTGTGCACGATTGTTCAACACATTGGAATGTACCTATCATATGGGTAGAATGGGACAACAATGCTGAAAATAAAATTAGAATTGTTGACCACAACTCTGCATCAAGAGAAGGTGAACCTTACGAACAATTGATTGACAGCAAAAGATTTTTACCGAACCCTGTGACACGATACTGTACATCGTATTTAAAAATAAAACCAATGCGTGCGTACTGTATGTTTCATATGGGTTTTGAATATTGGAATAGTTATGTTGGTTTACGATATGATGAACCGCACAGAGTTGCACGATTAAGCAACAGAAACAAAAAAGAACGCTGGGAAACAGAGGCGCCTTTACATGACGCTAAAGTTACAGTGCAACATGTTTATGATTTTTGGAAAGATAATGAATTTGATTTGCGCTTACCAAACATTGGTGGTAAAACACCACAGGGTAACTGCGATCTTTGTTTTTTAAAAGGTGCGAACACCATTAAGAATATTATGAAGTCTGATCCTAAACTTGCCGAGTGGTGGATCAAACAAGAAACTAAAAATTTAGGTACAGGTAATGACAGAGCTGCTTACTTTAGAAAAGACAGACCAAGTTATGCCAAGTTACTTAAAAACACGCAAGATCAGTTAGAGTTGTTTGAATTTGACCAGGCAACAGACACCTGTTTTTGTCACGATTAATATTATTTATAGCGAAAGGAAAAATTATGGATGCTACAAAATGGAAAAGTATAGCGGTGCGTGCCGGTAACTATGCTCTTTTAAAAGGACTGTGTTTAGAAAAGAAACGAACACCAGGACTATTTGTTGAAAAATTAATTGAAGACTACATCAATTTTCAAGCAAAAAAAGAAGAAATGTCTTTAGACAAATATAAACAATCGTTATTGGATAGATTAAATGGGTGATACATTGAGATGGGCACCTTACTTGGTTTATAAAGATAATAAAAATTATGCGCAAGGTTACAGAGATGACAAATTGCAGCATGCTGATTATAAAGCAGGTATTCACATATCTATACCGGATCGGTTAAACATAACAATTGACAATGAGTTTGAGTATGGCGGACACAAAATGAAAGCCATACATGTACAGCGTTGTTCTGAATTCAAAGATCATGTTTATGTATTTGCAAAGGAGCAATAATGAAATGGATTGTAATATTTTTTTTGGCTAACGGCCTTGAACATGTGCACGGCGAAGTAGAAATTTGTGACTATGAAAAAATATGGGAACAGGTTGACATCTATGAAGCTGAAACAGACAAAGATGTGACAGGCTGGGGTTGTTATGATGAAAAAACTTTTTTACTAAGACAAGATGCTAGAAAAAGATTAGGCATAGATGTTTAGCTGGTTAGTTATAACAATTTGGTTTGAGTTTGATGACAGACTGTTTATGGAGCATTATTTAAAAAAAAACAAAAGTGTATGTATGGACGCACTCACTGAAGTTGTTGAAAAAGCTAGAAAAAAATATCCGGAACAAAATATTAAAGCAGCCAAGTGTAACGATCCTATCATTTGGTTCAAAAAATATAAACTTAACCAATGGGATCAGGTGAAAGATTAGGGGGTAATATGGAGACATTAATTGTAGGTCTTATTATGAACATTTATACATGGAGTAATGCAGACTTTTTTGTACAACGAAAAAATAATGAACGAGAACATACTTGTGTGTGGGTGGATAAAGGGTGGTCAAAAGCTGACCCAAAGAATCCGTCACTAAGTGTATTTGGATACACAAAATACAAACAAGAATGTGTAACGAAGGAGAAAGAGTAATGCAAACTAAAGAAAAACTAGTCGTCTACGAAATTTGTGAAGAGTGTCATGGTAATGGGTTCATCAGACATAATAGATTTGCCGATAAAGATATAGATACCACTTATGTGTGTAACACCTGTTGTGGGTCAGGGCATACAGGAAAACATTATGCATGAAAAAGAACTATTAATAAGATGTGTTAAAAACCCTGGCTACGCTGCTGCGCGATTACAAAGTCAATTTGGATACACTATGATAGAATTACAACAACTCCGAAATGGCGAATCAATTCACAAAAGCACCAAACAGTAAAATTTTTGTAAAAGATTCTTACTACACAAATCGCACGAAACTTAAAAAGCGTATACTTGATTATGACCTGCTTCCATACCTTTGTTTTAAATGCGGAAACAAAGGTAAATGGAAGGGAAAAAATTTAGTGCTTGTACTTGATCACATAAATGGTGTAAAACTAGATCATAGGCTAGAGAATCTCAGATTTGTATGTCCGAATTGCGATAGTCAGTTACCAACATTCAAGAGCAAAAATATAAAATACCTTAAAAAGAAGTAACACGAATCACGGAACAGGGGCCAGGGTGATTAATTTTTTGGAAAGGATGTTTTATGGCTATTAACGAACCTGTTTTTAAACAACTCAAATTATTAGCAAGTAGGTTAACCAATGATGAATATGACGATATTGTTCAGTTATTGTTTAATTTGTATATGGGTGTTGATGTTGGTTACCACGAAGAAGATGTTATTGCAATACTTGCCGATGCTAAAAAAGCAAAAAATGCAGCCAAGAAAGAGAAACTACAATCTTTCAAAGTGATTAAGGGTGGTAATGATGAGGCGAAGTAGATACAATTGTAAGGTGAGTATAAATAAAAAAATTAATTGGGAAGAAGCCTTAGATATAGATCACATTGATGAAGCTGTGATGTTCATTGACCCTTCAACTATGGACCCGGAGGAAAGAACGCAATTTATTAATGGTGTTTTTTTAGATTACAAGCGTATTAAAAAAGATGCTGCTAAAGAT